TCTCAGTGTGGGCGGCACACCAAGAGGATATTGCATTGTGATGACTAACATGACCTTCCAATGTCTCCCGTTCATAAACAATAATCTCATCATTTTATCGCGAGTCCATGTTGCGTCATACAAGCAATCATCTAAAATAACAAAGGCGCGCGGGTCAATAGTGCTTCTTTTATATGTTTCCATTTCCTTCTTAATTTGTTTCAAAACAGTCCTTTGTCGTTTCAAAATGTTTTCAATAATTGCTGTATTATACTCATTGTGGATGAACAATTTGGGAACTAATTTACCGTAAAATCCGTTGCCCTCTTCTGTGCCGGAAATGACGGTACCAATAGGAATTTCCTGATGATAATAAAGGAGGTCTCTTACAAGAAATGACTTACCAGTATCACGACGACCAATTAATACAACAACGGGACCTTTATTCTCATTGGGCTTAAAACTGATATTTTTCATATCAAACTTTTTTAATTCAAGTGTCATATAATTATATTACTAAAATATTTGTATACAATAATTTAATACGCATCAACTTTTAAAAAAAGTTGAGCAAAATTACTTCAATATACTTTTAGAAAAATCCACTTTTTTTAAAAGTGGAGCAAAAATTTACTTAATGTTTAGGAAAAGTTGAACAAACATATATTTAAATTAAAAACAATTTTGCTCAACTTTTTTTAAAAGTTGAGTTAAAATCATTTAGAATTTATATATTAAGTAGCTAATATGGTAAACATGAATTATCAAAAAAGAAAGAATCAAGAACTTTTCAAAAGTTTAGAAGATTCCAACTCCCTTTTTCTCTCTAAAACCCAAAATTACATCCCAATTTATAATTCATTTTTCTCCTTAAACAAAACAAACTACAACAGTATTAACTTGAATCATAAGTGGTATCTTTCTTCTGTCAAAGAGAGAATTGACGAAGACTTTTATTTATTTGACTGTAGAATCAAAAACATTGACAATCAAAAAGTAAAAGACAAAGAAATATTCTTTAAAATGGCGCCATTATTGGACCCGATTAAATATTTAATTGGTAAGTATGATGTAAATGAACCTATGTTTTTAAATCTTCCCGACATTGAATCGTGTGAAAAGGACACAAATTCTAAAATGATGGATTATAACAATTCCGCATATGTAGACGGTTTGTTTGTTTTTCTCTCAAGTAATTTAATTTACTCAAATAATTTTATAAATGGAGTAGACTATTATGGTTCTTTTTTATCAATAAAGAATGACTATAATTTGAATATTTATGACGATTTAGAATATCTTGTAGGTTCTGATTATTTTAATAAAAACAAAAATGTGTTATTTAGTGTTGAAAATTATGACCATATTTTTAAAGATGATACTATATGTGACAAATTAAAACCAATTAAGATATGCCACAACTTAAGTTCAAAATCAAATTTATCTGCTAAATCATTTGACAATGAAATGTTTGAGGATATTTTTGAAGAAACAAATAATACAATCAACTTAAATGACTTGAAAGATATGGATGCGGATTTGGAAGATATTACAAACTCAAATATGCTAGTTTCTTCTACAAAAACAGCAACAATTAAATCATCTTCGTCGTGTTCTTCAAGAACATCTTACACATCAGAAAATGATGGCGAGTTTGACATTTCAGATTCAAAATCAGATAATAATTTACAAAATAATTTAGAAGAAGAAAAAGAAGATAGTGATGAAGAAGATAGTGATGATGATGATGATGAAGAGAAAATTAATGCAACAATACCAAAATTTCCAGTTCAAGTAATATGTATGGAAAATTGCGAGAGAACATTTGACGATTTAATTATGGACAATGAATTATCAAAAGAGGAATGGTTATCAGCATTTATGCAAATAATAATGATTTTAATAACTTATCAAAAAGTATTTGCATTTACGCATAATGACCTTCATACAAACAATGTAATGTATATTGAAACAGAAAGAAAGTTTATTTATTATTGTTATAAAAAGAAATACTATAAGGTCCCAACTTTTGGAAGAATTTTCAAAATAATAGATTTTGGTCGCAGTATTTATAAGTTTAATGGTAAGACATTTTGTAGTGATAGTTTTAAAACAGGAGGCGATGCAGCAACTCAATATAATACTGAACCCTATTTTAATGAAAACAAACCAAGATTAGAACCCAATTACAGTTTTGACTTATGTCGTTTGGCGTGTTCTATTTTTGACTATATTGTTGAGGATTTGAATGAAATCAAAGATTTGTCAAAATGCGATACTATTAAACGCATAGTAGTAGAATGGTGTTTGGATGATAAAGGGATTAACCTTTTATATAAAAATAATGGAATAGATAGATATCCTGACTTTAAATTATACAAAATGATTGCAAGATGTGTTCATAATCATACACCACAGTTACAGTTAGAGAGACCTGAGTTCAAAGAATTCTCTGATTTTAAGGGGGATGTGCCAAAAGATGTTATTAACATTGATGAAATGCCTTGTTTAGTGTAAACATTATTTTTATAATTTGTTATTTATAATTAATTAAATTAATTATAAAATAGTAATTTTTATTATTTTTATTTTATTTTTTCTAAAATAGTTAGTCCATTATTGTTATAATATCTTTCTTTTATTTTCCATTCTGTATTATAAATTAAAAATTCTTCAATTGCCTTCCATAGTCCACAATTTATTTCTTCAATAGGAAATCCAGATTCAATAGACTGCTCTTCGGCGTTTGAACCATTACGAATAGTTTCTCCATAAATTTCATCCACAGTTGTATCGTGCATAATTATATATTTATTTGCATATCTACATAATTTTGATAGTTCTCTCTTTAACTGACCATATATATGCCATGTATCAATAAAAACAATGTCATAATTTTGTTTAATATCTAAATTTAAATTATTAACCCATTCGTAACTAATTTCCAAATTAGTATTTTTTGTATAATTTAATAACTCGTCAATATTACACGATGTTATATCATTCATAAATAATTGTTTTGTTTTATTTCCATTATTTAATAAACCATATACAAATGCCCAACTGGATATAACTCCTCTTACACCTGTTTCAAACACACTTTCACATTCACTTGCATATTTATAGAGTGTAGGTAAGTGTTCATTAATATCTGAATTATGATTACATAAATTATCAAATTTATTTTTAATAGAATCAATAAAAATATTATTATTTTGTAAAATAGTTTTTTCTTTATAAAAATTTTTATTTTTAACAATTTCACCATTAAATTTATTAACATAATATCCTAATAAAACATCACTTGCTTGAATTAAATCATTCACATTTTTATCAATACATATTTGTTTCCATTCTTCATAAATAGTATTTAATTTTGGATATAATTTTGTTATTATTGACTTTGTAAGGATAATACCAGATATTCCAAAATGAAAATATATATAATCATTTCCAATTTTTTGAAAATCTCCTTTATCACCAATATATAAATCTTTTGACTTATCTAATCTATCTAATCTATCTAATCTATCTAATCTATCTAAATACTCTAATAATTTATCAATATTTAAATATGTATCTGTTCCACACGTATAAATATAATCAAAATCATAATTTTCACAAATATATTTAAATCCTAACATTTGTTTATGTCCTGCTGATTCATAATCATTACCTATACCATCTAAATATATGTATTTTTTATCATCAAATAAATTAGAAGGTTCTTCACATAAAAAATATAATACTTTTAATCCTAACTCTTCACACCTTTTACCCCATGTTTCATTAATTTTGATTATTTCATTAAAATAATTTTTTTCATAAATGCATATACTAATAATTATTTTATATTTTTCTTTTTCTAATTCTTTTTCTAATTCTATTTCTATTTCTAATTCTATTTCTAATTCTTTTTCTAATTCTATTTCTAATTCTTTTTCTAATTCTTTTTCTAATTCTTTTTCTAATTCTATTTTTAAAGTATTATAACCATTAACAAAATTAAATTGAGATTCATAAAACCCTTTATTTTTATCAAATATTTGTTTAACATTTGAATTTATTTTACAAATATTATAAATATGCTTTATAATTTCAAGTGATTCATTATTTTTATAATAAAAAGATGAAATATAATAAGCAAACAATATATTCATATGACTTTCTGAGTAACTAAAAATATTGTCCTTTGCTAATATTTGCTTACAACAATCATAACACTCTTTATGATAATGAAAATTTAAGTATTTTTGAATTATGTTATCATATATTTTAGTTGTATTGTATTCGGGAACTAATAAATTTTGACTAATAGTTCCATAGTCTCCATAACTTTTTTCTATGTCATCATAAAAATCATCTAAAATTTCAAGATATAACATTTCATCACTATTACAAAACCCTAATTCTTTATTTTTTATAAAATTCTCTTTTAAATTCTCCAAAATTTTTATACCAATTTCAATACCACAAGTAAAAAATCCTCCACAAACAACATTTTTATATGAACTATAATAGTCTTTTTTATTTTCAATTAATTTGAAATTTTTATTAACTACATCTGGAATCATAATATGAAATTTTGTTGAATTACTGTTTTCTATTATATTTATAAGTTGACCTTTAGAGTATTTTTCACATATAAAAGCATTTATCCACGAAAATTTATTAGTGTTAAATGGATTAAACTTAATAGTGTCTAACATTAATTCAAATTTAGAAAATGATAATATGGAAGATTCTAATAAAGCATCAAATTTTCTTTCAATAATTAATGTAATATCTGAAAAACCATATTCTTTTCTTTTTGATTTAAACAATTCAACAAACTCGTTTTCAGTAAAAACAACAATATAAACTGGTAGTTTAAATAATAAATTTAGTTTATTTATATAAATATCTTGTGATACAGATACTTCCACATTTTTTTTATAAAAACTTGTAACAATGGTAAAGTCTGGTATCATTTATTTATTTTTATTTTTATATTTATATTTATTTTTAATTAAAGTATTTAAATAAAATAATTATAAACTATAAATTATATTGTAATATATATATATATATAAATAAATGAATTTGAATTCGTATGGTTTTATAATAACACGACATGTAAATTCTGAAAAAACCAATAATTATTGGAACCGGTGTATTAAATTAATAAGAACATTTTATCCACATAGAAAAATAGTTGTAATTGATGATAATAGTAATCAAGAATTTGTAAAAGCAGAATTTGAATATAAAAATGTTATATATGAACAATCAGAATATCCAGGAAGAGGTGAATTATTACCGTATACTTATTTTTTAAAAAATTGTTATTTTGACAATGCCGTAATTATTCATGATAGTGTGTTTTTTCATAAAAGAGTTAATTTTGAAAAATTAATAGGTTTAGATATATTACCTTTTTGGCATTTTAATGCCGATAAGGAAAATTTTTTAAATACACAAAAAATTTCAAGAGTTTTAAAAAATAATTATGAAATACAGCAAAAAATAAGTATGGGTGAAATTAATATTTTAGGTTTAAATAAAAGTGAATGGAATGGTAATTTTGGTGTTCAAGGTTTTATTAATTATAATTTTTTAAATAATATAAATAATAAATACAAAATTACAAATTTATTACATGTTGTAAAAAATAAAGCAGATAGATGTTGTTTAGAAAGACTTTTTGGAATAATTTTTTCTTCTGAATCAAAAACAAAATTTAAAAATAAATCTTTATTTGGATACATTCATAGTTATCAAAATTTTGGATACACATATGATGAATATATAAATGATATTAAAAATAAAAAACTTCCACAATATATTGTAAAAGTTTGGTCTGGGCGTTAAATCCACTTTTTCATTACTTCGTGAAACTTCGTAAGAAAAGTGGAGCAAAAAAGTTATGTGCATTTCACAAACTAATGGAAATAGTAGCAAAGATCAACAAATTTTTATTACTTAATAATTACATTCTAATTATTTAAAATGTTATTAATTAAAATTCAGGGTTTCCTGTAAATACCTGAGGTGATGATATTATTACATTTTCTCCAGCGTGTATAACAGGTTTTAATTGTTCTAAAACAAAATGTCCTGCAATTACACTAAAATATACCAATAAAGTATCTCTAATTAAAAATTTAAGAGGTTTATTTTCTTTATCAACAAACCTCATTTCAATAAATTTAACTATAAGAAAAACAATAGAAATTATTCCCGCTGTTATAAATATATTATTCATTTGAAATAATATAATTATATTCTTTTTTATTTTTTACGCAATTCTATAATATAAAATGAAATTATAACTAAATAAAATCTACAATTGAACTAGCAACATCACTATTTAATTTTTTAATTTTTAATAATTCATCTTCAATTCTCATTTTATAAATTTCTGTATATTTTTTAACAATAGTTTCAATTTCTTTTGATTGTCTTTCAGACCTCCAAATACTTGCCATTTCAGCACTATTACACGCTCCACCATATTCAATATAACTTTTTGCTCTTGCAACCTTTACTTCCTCAATTTTGCTCAATGTAATTTTTTCATCTGGTTTCATTTTGATAAATCCGCCAAGATAAAATTGTCCTTTTGACCACGAACTTTTTGAATCTTGCAAATATTCAGTTAATACAGTAAAATTATTAGGATTTAATATTTCGCGTTCCTTATCATTTTGGGGAACAAAATTAAGCAAATCATTTAATGATGGTATACAACTCATTTTTATTTATTATTAACTATACTAATATCTATAGTATTATCTTTAATATAATATTAATAATCAATTTTTTCCACTTTTGAAAAAGTGGATTTAGTCCAATATTTCAAATTCTAAATTATCAGCCAATAACTCTGGTAATTTTATGTCTTCTTGAATATTATGAATATCTAAATTATCAATTACAACATTATCGTTTTCAAAGATTTTAATTTTAACATTAGAATCATTATCATCATCATCATCATTAGACCCTGAATCAAGTGGAACACGCTCTGCATTTCTTTTTTCAATTTCTTCTATTGTTTTTGGTGCGCTAACAGGTATTACATTATTATTAGAATCTTTAACATAATCAACATTATTAAAAGACAAATTTGGTTTTGTAGGAACTTCTTCTTGTTTTTGAACAGGAACTGCTTCCTCCACATATTGTTCTTTTATTTCTTCAGTAACATCTTGTTCAACTGTTTCATCCATATAAGCCTTCAAAATTGCTTCTACAGGAATACTCTCTCTTATTGTGTTTAAAATACACTCCTGAACAATAATTTCAAGTTCTCGGTTATTTTTTTGTGTTTGTAAAGGAGGAATCCCTAACTCAAATAAATATACATTTTTATATACTTTTCGCGCTACATTAATGTAAGTTTTATGAATAAAATCATCTAATTTAGGAATATTAATGTCTATTTTCTTCTGTTTTTGACCAACACGCATAGCAGTTAACACCTTAAGTTGAATAATATGAACACACGTTACTAAATCTTCTAAATAAGAGCAACCGGATTTTTCACTAATTCTTTTTCTCTCTGTTTCAATAATAGTAGGATTCCATTTTGGTATTCTTGATATAAAATTCTGAAAAGTCATCAAATATTTATCCAGTTCGCCATTGTCCTTACATAATTTAACAGATTCTTCCATAATAGATTTGTATCCATCAATCACTAATGGCGTCAAAATTGTAACTAAACGAGAACACCATTCATTTCTTGACTCATGTAAAGTGGCAATTGAAAAGTCGTCCATAATTACTAAATATTGGTTTTATATTTTATTTTTTTAAACTAATTACAAAATAAAATATTATTTAATATTTTTTCTTTTTTTTGTTTTTTTTTGTTTTTTTGATTTTCTTCTTTTATTTTTCTTACGTCTTTTGGTTCCACTGCCAGTAAGAAATTTTTTAACACGTGTAAAACAAGTATTATTAGATTCATCATCATTTATTGGTCTTTCTACAAAAAATTTAGTTGATTTATATCCGACATCATCAAAAAATGGTTTTGGGTTTGTTGGAACATTTAATATATTGTTTGTCCCATCTGTAACTTCTGTCCAATATACCACAATAAAATCAGATCCATTACGTGTGTAACGATAATTTTTTTCTTGTCCAAAAAGTTTTGCACTATTCAAACTACCCGTTGTAGAAACAAATAAATAATCTTCTGATCCAACTTTCTTGCCATCACAATATTCAAGAGGTTTGTCCAACTTAGTAATTTCAAAATAATTATAATCATCTGTATTTATTGGGGACCCATATACCTTTTTTTCGTTAGTTGATGTGTTTGTATGTAAGGGTGAATATGTTGACATTATATATACTTTTATAAAATTTATTTTTATAAATTATAATAATTACATAAAACTAATATTTTCTAGAGATAAATCTAAACTTAAAAAAATAAAATTTAATATAAATAAAATTAATATTTTTTCATTTCTAAATTCTTTGCGTGTTTTATTAAATGTTAAAATTAATTCACATTTTTTGTCTTGTGAAAAACTTGATTCCATAAATTTAGGGTTATCAAATAAATTTATAATATCTAAACCGCTATAACCATTTTCATATATTTTGGTTGAAAAATCAACAATTTCTTTTATAGATTTTGCTGAATGAGACTCAGAATCAGAATTAACAAATTTATTATATTTCAATAGTTCCTTTTTTAACCATTCACTTCTAGTATGTTTTACATCTTTTGTTTTGAATGTATTATCAATATTGTATTTGTATAAATTAACGATAGAACCATTAATTATTGGTTCAGGAATATAAATTTCGCAAAATCTAGATAATATTGGTTTTAATAATTTATATTTATCTTCTACAATAATAAAAAATCGTGTATTATGACTAAATAACTCAATACATCTTCGTAACGCAGATTGTGCGTCCATTGTTAACTTATCAGCATTAGACAATATAATACTTTTGAAAACATCTCCTCCATGGGAATTAATATGTGTCTTGGCAAAAAATTTCAATTCCTCTCTAATAAACTTAATACCTTTACCGTGTGCGCAATTTACATAACAAACAAGTGATTTAATTACTGTTTTGTCATTATTATAAATATTTTTAATGAATTCATTCACAATGGTTCTTTTTCCACTTCCAGAAGGACCATGAAAAATTATATTAGGAATTTTACATATTTTATTGAAATATTCTAATTTTTCTTTTATTTCTGTATGAATTTGTAACATGAATACTTATGTAATAGTAATATTAATACATTTTTTTTATATATTAATATTACGAAAATGATTTATTTTTTAATTTTATCTACAAGTATTTTATAAAATAATTCATATGTTAAATTAGTAGGGTTATTAATATTTGACATGTAAATAGTATTTTTAATATAATCACCGGTTTTCATATTTGATATATCAAACATACTAATTTTTTTATCAAATGCTTTATTAATAATACTTATAGTATTTTGTTGATTATTATTTAATACGTGTAAATGTAACGCTAATTTGTTAGTATTAATACCATTTTGTATACATTTATCGATAATATATTCAAAATCTGCTTCACTAATATTTCCACATGTATCCTTTAAACACAAAATATCGGGTTTAATATATGTATAATATTTACAAATTTCATCTACAACATAGTCATTATTTAATTTTCCATCAAAAGGACACGAATTAAAACAATTAATATATAATTTTATTTGTGGATATGGTATAGTAATTATCTCTCTATTATAACATTGTAAATCCAAATTATAAACAATATTATTTAACTCTTGTTTTTTTTGGGAAACAGTTTGTCGTGTGCTATAATATTGAAATGAATTTGTTAAAGATGTTGATAAAGAAATATTGTTAAATGTGTTGACATCAAGTATTGTATCAAATTGTTTTTCATTATACAAATAAATAAAAAAATAAGGTTTAATATTTTCATTTTTATTATAATAATTGTAAGCGTAATTATAAAAATGTAATGTGTCTTTCATAATTGGTAATACTTTTGGAGATGCAATTGCTCCTATTTCAATAGCAAAAGGATTTTGTTTTTTTATAATAGTTTCAAGCATTTCTTTTTTTTTGTTTATGTTGAATTGATATTGTTCTTCTAAAGAAAGACTTTGAAGTCCATCTTTTAATGTAATATCAAATAACTTTGGTTTTCCTAAACTAATATATTTTTCTAAATATTTTGGTTTTGAAGTAACCCATTTTTGAAATGTTTTTGAGCAAGTAGGATAAATAAATTTCTTCATATTATTATACTTTTAAAAAAAGTATAGCAAAAATACTGTAGTTATACTTTTTAATATACTTTTTGTAAAAAGTATAATTAGACAGATGTTGTTAAACTATGTGTATAAGGATTATTCCTAAAAGCATTCAATAAATCAGGTTGTATTCTTGCACAATTTACAGACTCATCATATTGTTGCCTATTGCTCTGTTTTCCATAATTTTTTACAGAAGGCGGTTTAGGCACAATTGCTGCTGCGCCATTTACTCTACAGTCATACCGATTTGTGTCCTGTTTGTAACAATTTACATTCATTTGTTGATTAAATATTTGTGTTCCTCCCTGATTTGCTCGGTTACCAATTGTAGATGATTTAATATCATTGTTATGTTGATTATATGCTGCGGCATAATTCATATCTCCATAACCTGTTGCTTGTCCCCCAGATGTGCCTATATAACTGCAACTTGTAGTATCTCTCTGTGTTAGTTCACCAGGCATTTCATTGTTAACATATATACCTTCTTTTTGATTATTAATATAAAATTCAGGTGAATAAATAGTAGTTTCCTTAATAGTTGTGCCAGTTGTGTCGTTTGGATTATTCACATAACTTTGAGGAACTGCTGAACCTGCCTCGCCATAGATTCGGACATTGCTACATACTTCCTCCTTCCGAGTAGGTCTTAACATGTCAACCAAAGGCGCAATAACAGCGCCAACGGCAGCACTAAAACCACTTCTAAAAGAGTCGGGTTGTTTTACAGTTGACCTATTATTATTGTAATTTTTATGACTTTTTAGGTTATTATCACCATCTGTAATAGGTCCACAACCTACAGCGGTTGAATGATTTACATTTACTCCCTCTAACTGTGTTTTTTTTGATGCCTCAAAAGAAGTAGGAGCATAACCTGCTTGTCTATCATTATTACCAGCAACACCCGAATAATTGGAAGCGCAATCGTTTCGGCGAATTATACCCAACTCTTGTTCTGACCTTTGTGTTTCTCCCTTTTCAGCACCCGTTGTTGTTAACCAACGGTCTTGACTATTAATGAAAAATGTATCCGGTGTTTGTTTTTCAACACGACCAATTAATCCTACATTCTTTACAGTTGAATTTGCTGGTCCTTCTAAATTATTTAAAGTATACTCTAATTTTGGATTTGTAGAAACTCTTAACTGGTCAACGGTATAGTCAACCCATTTGTCGCGGGCTTCCATACCTGAATTAAAACCTCCAGTTCCGTGAGATGAAAAACCCTTATTTAATCCTGGACCAACATATTCAGATTCAAATGGTTTGACATTATTATTTTTCATACCAGGAACTACACGGGACTGCATAAAATCACTTTGGTTTGGAGCACCATATGCCCATTGAACATTGTCTTCAGGTTTAAATAAAGGTGCTTGCTCAATTTTCTTAATTATTTGAGAACCGGAACCAATCATATTATCTAAAACAGATTCGGCAATGTTAGTATTATATGTATTCCCTTTAACTTTTCCACCATTAAAAGGAACCATGTTGTTATGCTTAAATTGTGCCGAATCTAAATAATTCCCTGTTAATGAATAAATTTGCTGTGGATTTTGTCCAACTTTACCACCTTGATTTACTATTTGTTCATATTTGTTTTGGTCAAAATATTTATCAGTTGCTGAGTTGGGATTTTCATATTGTTCAACAGTGTCAATAACCTCTTTTATGTTTGAAACAGGATAATTTTGTGGAGGTATATTTGTGTTTGGTAAATAATTCACTTGTCTACCCATAGTTGTAAAATTTTCTTTATTATTATTTCTATTATTATTTGTAGTCCTATTATTTCTATTAATAGGTGGTATATCACAAGACTTATTATTTTGATTTGATATAACATACATTCCTCCTAATGCTATTAAAGGTATTGCTATTTCCATTATTATATATATAAATTATTTTATATTTCAACTTTTTCCACTTTTAAAAAGTGGAGCAAAACCACTTAATTTAATTCAAAAGTTTATTTCCTAAAAGTGTAAAAGGTAATTTATATATATTTTGCTCCACTTTTTTTAAAAGTGGAAAAAGTAAATTAAAAAGTG